TTACCTCCTTTGCCTTAGTAATTTTTCCATCATATCCTCCCCATAGTCTTCATAGACTTCAGTACAGTTTTCTTTAACTATGTCATAAATCTCATACCATAAAAGGTTGGCTGTCTTTTGAAACTGACTAGACATCTGTACAAATGGAGATGCAATAACTCCTCCCGTAGTAGGATGCTTTCCTAAAAGTCCAAATTGACTTATTGCCTCTTCACATTGAATGTATCTTGCAAAAGCCTGGGAGTAAGATTCTAATAATCTTGGATTTACTAAGTTTTCACAGTTTCTCTGTTTTAACCAACTCCAAGTCTCTTTATATATTTCATCTGCGCCTAATGGTATGCCATTCTTTTGTTTTGCAGATAGATAATCACTAGGTGTTGGCATATCCGTCCCATCAAGAACTGCTCCATCTGGTAAGTCAACTGCATCTATTTCTTCTGGACTAAATGTAGGAATATCATTCATTAGTATTTCTACTTTTTTACCTTTTTCTATTTTTTCAGCAGCAGGCTGTGGTTTCCCTCCTGCTTTTACTCGTCTTCCACCTCTATATGTTCCGTCTTTAGCGATAGTATCACCTCCTAGTTGTTTTATTTCTTTTCTCATGTATGTTATTGACTTTGACTAGTTCTATGTTATAATTAATTTAACAGAACCTCTCCACGCTTAATGTAGATTTTCTACATGCGGACCACGGAGAGGGCTTTTTTATATTAAGGAGAACTTATATGACATTAAAACCTGCTTTAAACTACGAAGATCAAATTACCAAATTAAAAATTGACCATAACTTAAAAATCAAAGATGAAGTTTATGCAACAGAAATTTTGAAAAAAGTAAATTATTACAGACTTTCAGGTTATGGTATTGGTCTTAAAAAATATAATAATAAAGAGCATTATAAGGATCATATTACTATCGAGCATCTCTTTAACCTTTATTGCTTTGATAGCCAATTTAAAAACAACCTCATTAGAACTATTGAGCAAATTGAAATAGAGCTTAGAACACAAATTGCTTATCATCTAGCTATGACGTATGGTTCCGATGTACTTATGCACGAAGATAATTTTATTCATAAAACAAATAAAAAAGGCCAAACCATATATTCCATCATAAATGAGAATCTGAGCAACGAAGTTGACAGGCAAAAGAATAAACCATTTGTTAAACACCACCTAAAAAAATATGATGGAAAGTTTCCAATCTGGGTATCCGTTGAACTCATGTCTTTTGGAAATTTATCTTCTTTGTTTAGTATTCTTAAGGATGAAGATCAAAAAGAAATTTCTAATTATTACAACACAGATCCTAAATATTTAAAAAATTGGATTCTATGTCTCGTTGAAGTAAGAAATATTTGTGCCCATTACACTCGACTTTATAATATGCCTTTAAAAGAAACTCCCCGCCTTTATTCTGAAAACGAACAATATAAGGGCAAGCAAAATAAAATATTCCCCATTCTTTTAATCATAAAGAGAATTTTAAACTCAAACGACCAATGGGAATCCCTTTTAAAAGATTTAGAAAATACCTTTAATAAATACCAAGGATACTTCAACTATAAATTTATGGGTTTTCCTCCTAATTGGAAAGATGTTCTTTAATACCCCCTTTGAACCCGTTTTTTTGTGCGTGAGAGGGCGGCACCGTTGGTAGGGAAATCAGTCGTAGAGATTTGACATCCCCCTCCCCAAGGAAAACTATCCTACAAACCTATCTCCACTCTTTGCATGAATCTTTGAGTGACAAGATTTACAAAGACTCATAAGATTGTCTTCGTTATTTGTTCCACCACGAGAAAGAGGAAGTATGTGATGTACTTCCTCTACCTTTGTCATTCTATTTTCTTTTAAACACATCTCACAAAGCGGGTGCTCTGCTACATATCTTTTTCTAATAACTCTCCACGCTTTTCCATATCGCTTATGAGTTTTAGGATCTCGTTTATATTTTTCATAGTTTCTGTTGTATTCTTTCTCATGTTCTTTGCAGAATCGTCCATCAACTAATTCAGGACAACCTGGATGTGAACATGGTCTCTTAGGTTTGCTTGGCACTCTATCACTCCATAAAGAAAGCCTCGAAGATTAAATCTCCAAGGCTCTTTTAATTATTCTTTTGCTATTCTAACTATACTACAACTACATACTCTCATTCTATCAACTTTACTACATAGATTTAATCGGAATAGAAATCTTTCCTAGTGCATTTCTATGGACATTAAAGCAGTACTGAATTGAGTAATTCATATCTACTGCAATCTGCTCCCAAGTATTAAAACAAAGGTATCTTTTTTCAAGCACTGTTTGTTCCTCTTTATCTTTTAATTCAAAAATCGAATTAGCTATTTCCTTCTTCAAGTCTACCAACTTATCTATATCCCTATTAATCTCTTCTTGGAGATCTATAATCTTTACGATAGTATCTTCAAGTTTTGATGATCCTCTATTAGGACTCTTAGGCATATCGGATAAGGTCGATGTAGCTTTTGTAGCTAGGGCATTTAAACTTTCAACTTGCTCTAGCTTACTGTTGATTCTCTTGTCTAAATAAAAAGCTTGTTTTAAATATTCTTTTGCGTTCATTTCTTACCTCCATATGTTTTGAGGTAAGTTCTCTATAGAACCTCTACTCTTGTATTAATCTTAGCAAATTTTGATAGTGACATTCTATGACATCAACTCTCTAGATTTGCTTTTACTGCATCTATAAGTGCTGCTTGTGTTTTATTCTTATTTTCCAACGCCTTCATCACATCTTCATCAATAGTTCCTTTAGCTAGAATATGATGAATCACAACTGTTTCTTTCTGACCTTGCCTATAAAGTCTGGCATTGGTTTGCTCATAAAGTTCTAAGGACCAAGTGAGAGAAAACCAAATAAGTGTTGAACCTCCAGCTTGTAGGTTAAGTCCATGACCAGCAGACGCTGGATGGATAATGGCTACAGGAATGTTGCCTTGATTCCATTCTTTAAAGTCCTCACTTGTTTTAAGTTCTCTTACATCAAACCTATCTTTTATTCTTTTTAGATCTGACTTATACCAATAAGCAATAAGAACAGGTTTACCATTTGCACCTTCTATTAAATCTTCTAAAGCATCAAGCTTTCTATCATGAATATGAATCATATTTTTATCTTCATCATAAACAGAACCTGATGCCATTTGCAGTAATTTATTAGAAAGGGCTGCAGCATTGACTGCATCTATATCTTTATCCTTAATGCTAACAACCAAGTCTTTTTTTAATGTCTCGTAGATATCTCTTTCTTTATCTGATAGATTTACAAAGACTTCATTGTTTATCTTCTCTGGCATTTTTAGATAGTCTTCAGCTTTCATAGAAACTGTGATATCTGATATCTTTTCATAGATTGCATCTTCAGCAAAAGGCAGTGGCTTGTAGGAATATATGATTGGTCCATTTCTCTTATCTGGTTTGAAGTAGACTTCCCTGTACTTACCAATAAATCTTCCAAGTCTTTGGCCCATATCAAGCAGTCTAAACTCAGCCCATAGGTCCATTAAACTATTGGGAGATGGCGTGCCAGTAAGTCCAACTATTCTTTTTATCTTTGGTCTAACTTTCATCAAAGCTTTAAACCTCTTTGACCTATGAGACTTAAAAGATGATAATTCGTCAATTACAATCATATCGTAGTTGAAGGGTAGTTCGCTCTTATTTATTAGCCAGTCTACATTTTCCCTATTGATTAAATAAATATCTGCTTGTTCTTCTAATGCTTTTATTCTTTCTTTTTCACTACCTATGACCACTGAATATTTTAAGATATCAAGATGGGACCATTTTTCTATTTCTTCCTTCCATGTATCTCTAGCAACTCTTAATGGTGCTATTATTAGAACTTTAGAAATTTCAAAAGAATCAAAGAGTAAGTCTTTTATAGCTGATAAGCTTATGACTGTCTTACCGAGACCCATATCTAGTAGAAGTGCAGATTCTTTATTTTCTTTTATAAATTCAATAGCATAGTTTTGATATTTATGTGGAGTGTATTCCAATTAGTCACCTCCAATCCTCTTTATTATTTCATCAATGTTTTCTTTTGAGTCAAGAACATAAACCTTAAAACCTAAGTTTTTAAATTGCCTTATTCTCCTTTTCTGAATTGGTCTTGGTTCTCCTCCAGGTCTTTTTGTTTCCACAAATCCAATCTTTCCTTTAGGTAGAAGTATTATCCTGTCTGGTATTCCCGTCATTGAAGGAGATGTAAATTTAAGACAAAGACCACCATGGGGTTTTACCTTGTCGACTAAGGCTTTTTCTATTTCATTTTCTAACATATAAACCTCTATTTTTAGCCATTGTGCAAGTCGTGAAACTCTATTATATAACCTTTATATATAACTAAAATTTAATTTACTTACTATATAATAGTTATATATATGACATTCACGACCTGCACTTCTTGTATTTTTACACAAAATCTGACTTTAATTTAAGTCCATTAATCACAATTCCTTGATTAGTTTTTCTCCTCATAAATCCATTGGATGAAAGAGCAGAATAAAAATCTGTTGTAGACCTTACATAATCTCCAGTTCTTAAACAATAGGCTCTATATTCTTGATAGACTTCTCCAGACTTTTCTTCATAGGATGAATCAATCTCACAGCACTCATTTAAGAAATGCTTGAACCAGTTATTCGATTCTTTATATTCATTGATGGCATCTGCTACTTTTTTAGGTAGGCTGAATTTAAAATCTTCATCAATAGCCTTTTTAGCACCCTCGATTAACCACTTGAGAACTGCTCCCCCAGCCTTATCTACTAAATAATCAGTGTAGTTTTTAATATCACTACTGCCCTCTATCTTTGCCTCAAATGGAATTACAATGAGTCTTCTCCAGGTTCCTTCATCTAAGGCACCCACCTTTGGTAGGTGGTTAGTATATAGGACAAGGGTATGAGAAGGTATGAACTTGAATGGATCTCGATATTTTTTCTCTGCTACAATCTCATCTGTAGAACAAAGCTGTTTAACATTTGAAGTATTTAACCTTAATCCTTCTTGAAGTTCAGCTGCAATTAAAAGCCTTTTACCTCTTGTTTCAGCAAGTTCTGGCTTGGCATTTCTCTTAGAATTAACTGTAAGAATATCTGCTGAGATTGACCCACTATATAGATTAAGAACTCTTGAGATAGTATTCCAAAAGGTAGACTTTCCATTTCTTCCATCACCATAAGCTATAATGAGAGCCTCAATATATACTTTTCCAATAAGAGAAATTCCTGCTACTTTCTGAACGTATTCTATAAGTTCACTATCTTTTACAAAAAATGTCTCTAAGGCATCAAGCCATATATCCATATTTTCATCACTTGGATCTACAGATGTTTCTTTTGTTATATAGTCTTCTGCCTTATGGTCTCTACACTCTCCAGTTTTCAAATCTACTGTAAAAGATGGTGTATTAAGCAAGAACTCATCCGTATCAAGTTCTCTTTGGTCTATTTCTAACATTGGCTTTGATTCTTTTAAAGTTGCATGAATAGCTCTGGTGTCCCCTCGTTTTACTGCATATTTCTTATATGCCTCAAGCGAAGTTAATTTATAGTATATGGATTTTTGACTTTTATCAAAAACCTCCATTGCTTTTTTCTCACTCATTGAAGACATGATATCTCTAATTCCCGATTTCTTAATATCTTCATCCATTTTTAAGAGTTCATTGTCTATTTCCTCTATCTGTTTTAACACTAAATCTTGAGAATATCCTTGTGCTTTTAGTTCAGATTCCTCCCAGTAAGAGTCGTTGTAAACAAGAAAACCTGTAGAAGGAGAAAAACGAATTCTATCTTGGTATTCTCTTACAAAAACTTCTGCTTGACCTATGTCTGAAAATTCAGAAGGCCTTAAATTTATGCCTTCAGTGTATTCTTCAGGTGGAACATAATCTTCACTTGCAGCTACCTTTTTATAGAATTTGCAAGCAGACCTCCATATTTGTTCTAGTTCATCATCTGGAAGTGGTGGTGAGCAAAGACTGGCTTTTTTATCAAATAGTTCTCTCGCCTCATTTGTATTTCCATATCGAATTAGAACCCTACCAGCGAAATGATTCACAGTTGAATTTCTAGAGCCTTGCTGAATCAAGTCTTGAGAATTATCAAAATCCTCAAAGTCATCTTTTAGGGTTTCTGTTACATATTTTCTTCCCCTAACTATTTCAACAGCAGGATTCTTAACTCCAAAGAAAAACCTCGCTCCATCTAAGGCATTTCCATCAAAGAAAGTATAAGTCTCTGCCAAGCTTTCTTTTATTCCTACATATTCAGCTAAATTTGTGATCTTAGGAATTGGAAAATATATGTGCATTCTTGGTCTTGCAGCTTTTCCATTTTTT